CACGATGTCGAGCGTGGGGAACATGGTGGCGGCGAAGTAGTCGTACTGTCGGGATGACGTCCAATGGTGAGCGTCGGGGAGCATGGCGAGGATGATGGCGAGCGCGTCGTCGCGGAGCTTTTCGAGGGAAGCAAGGAGACGGTCGATGCGCTCTTTGGAGGCAGGGGCGATGTTTGAGGTGGAGACGATACCGAAGCCGTTGGGCGTGAGGATAAGGTCGAGCTGGGGGACGGCGTGGAGCATAGCATCGGCAGCGAGAGCCATGCGGCAGTGGTGAAGCAAGGGCGTGGTGTCCGAATACGTTTTTATTCGGGACATCGTGTCAGCGGAGACAAACGTGTTGGTGAGCCATGTCTCGGACTGCTGGAGGTGGTACTGGATTTTGTCGTAGAGGGATGCTTCCCCTGCTACCGCTTTGAGGGTGTTGGGGATATATTTGAGCAATGTTTCATTGCTGTTTATCAGTGTTGCCATTGTTATCTTGTTTGTTGGTTGAGACTTGCTTTGCATCCTTGTTCTCGTCGAGGGTGGTGAGCTGGATGAAGGGGCAGTCAGGTGTGACGTTAGACCACTTGTTGAAGCGGATGATAAGGCGGTGGACGGCAAAGAGAAGGTCGTGATAAGGCTTTTGGAGAGCTTGGGCGATGGTGTAAAGCTCGCGTTTGTCAGAGCCGGAGTTGTTGGATTGTGTCTTGCCGGGGACAGAGCCGACGAGGTTAGAGTGGACGCGCATGGTGAAGCACATCATGTTGACCGCCTCGATGATGTCCGTAGCCCAGTCGCCGCCCTCCTTGTCAGTCTCGATCTTGTTGATGACAACGTCGTGCTGCTCCTCGCCGTTCGGTGAAACGTAGAACGTAGAGAATAAGACCTTGCCGCTGTTCTCCATGCCCGTGAGGAAGTTGATGATGTTGTCCTTCTCCTGGTTGACACGCTCCTGCTGCTTGATGCGGTCAGTGATGCCCTCGACTTTGAAGATGTTGTTCCAAAACGAGTTGGCAATCTCGATGTGGTACTTGATGGGCGCGGAGTTCTTCAGTTTGGCTTCTTTGGCGATGCCGATGAGCTGCTTGATGTTGTACCACTTGCCTTTGAAAAGGGCAGCGTAGTATGGGATTGGGTAATAGGTGTTGTCGGGCGTGGGGACTCTTGAAATGATGGCGAACTTCTTGGTGCGCTTGGCTCTTGTTTGGAGGTCAGACAGAGGGGATTGGGGATTGAGAAGTTCGATGCGCTCGATGTCATCGGGCGATGTGGTGTTGCGCCAGTTGGCATAGAGGATGTAAGGGATGGTGCCGTGGTAGTCAGCCGGGGCGAAGCGGACGTAGCAGGCTTGCTTGCGAGTGAGGCGGACGATGCGCGTGCCGTCCTCGTTGAGGATGATGACGCTGACGGCGAAGCCGAAGTGCTTGAAATCTTGGCAGACACCGAGGAAATATGTGGGGAGGTCGTTGTCGGCGAGGAAGTCGTCCACTTTGGATGCTGTCTGTGCGGTGGCTTCTTCCGTATTGTAGATTAAGCCGCTGCCGTAGCAGACCTCGGCGTTGAACATCTGGCAGGTGGCGAGAGTCTCGTCGGACTCAATGAGGTCGATAATGTTGTATGGCATCTGGTTGTCGGCACCCCAGGGAATGTATTGCATCCGTTCAGTGATGAATACGGGGGCGATGTTGTGCTGCTCTTTGAAGACTTCACTGGTGTTGGGGGTGAAGGCGGCGGATTTGTTGGTGCCAGGGATGGTATGGACGGATGTGATGGTGAGGGAGTTGGGCATAATGTGGTGTTTTTGAAGGCAAAGATAGAGATAGAAAACAGTAGATGAAAAGACAAAAATCGACAATTATGAAGATTTTTATTTATTATACCAAAATAAAAAGCCTCATTGTTACATATTTAAGCGAGATTTATATATATTTGCAGAAAAATAGAGAAAACTTAAAATCTGTGATATTATGACAAGAAACTTTAGAACTATTTTACTGTGTGTAGTAGGAATTATTTCAATAGCATTGTCAATAAAATGCTATTCCTTTAAAGAATTGGACTACGAATCAGAAAGTGCGTATGGCGGCGATGCTTATACAGGAATACAAAATGCCGCTGCAACAACCTCAAAAAACGTAAAAGAGCTGGCAAGTATTGTACAATTCGGATTTGGCTCATTACTCATGGTTAATGGGTTGACATTGTTAGCTTTTGGCCTTACAACTCCAATACAGAAAAAACAGACCGAGGAAAAAGACAATGTCGAAACAACTTCATCACAAGAAGTAACTGAAAAAGCAATAGATTCAAACATAAATACTGAAAATACAACAGTATGATTCGCCATTGCTCAAAATGTGGGTGTGAATTAGACGAAAACTCAAAGTTTTGTCCGAATTGTGGATTTGAGCGAGGTAAAGCCATACCCAAACAAGACAAGTTGGCTCATGTCTCCTCAACAGATGAAATTCCTTTGCAAATTATTATTCATAAAATAGTAGAACATAAGGTATTGTCAATCATCAGTCTAGTATTATTGATTTTGCTTGTTGGCGGCTATTATGGATATAAAAAATATTCAAAGGAAAAAGAATCACAAGAATTAATTGAAGGAGAAGTAAAGCATCTTTTAGAAATATCAGGAACTTATAAGGCTAACAATGGGATAAAACTTGAACTGAATTCAGACGGCACAGCTAATATAACAACCAACAATGGTGGATATTATGTAGGCTATTGGAGAGAAAAAGATCCAGACTATCCAATTGAAATATCTTTTTCTGATTCGTTTGAAATTAGAATAGGAAATGAGAACCATTATTATTGCCGTTCTTTGTATTTCTTCCAAAACACGCTGTGGTATGACTTAGATGCGATTAGATCAAGAGATTTTGAAAAATGCACTTATTTGACTAAAGAATAGCAAAAGCCTTGTACATATTTGACTGTACAAGGCTTTTATAGTATTCGCTTATAAAAAGTATAGAATAAGAAATACATTTGGTAAATTAGGGACGATGTCGTACTGCTTCTTGAAGACTTCACTCGTCTTGGGGGGGGAAGGCGACATTGTCGGGGAGGGTGACAACGGATGTTGGGGGGATGAAAGAAAAATCGCTCATATCTTGCTTTTTTGAGAGCAAAGATATGGGCGAAGGGGTGTGGGGGAAAGACAACTATTTCCAATTCTTCTTTTCCGTATCGAAATACTTTATAACATCTTCGTTACCTTCCTCTTGAGTAAAAGTTGCTGCTAAATGTGATGTTGCTCTTGAAACGCCAACATACAAATAGCGTCGCATCATTTTGTGAGATTGTCCTGCAAGTGCAGCATCTATATCATAGAAGAAGACAGCCTCAAACTCCATACCTTTGACTTCTGAAAGCCGGAATATACGAATACATTTCAATTCGTTCGATGTGTTTCCGTTTGTACAATTGAGAACAGAAAAACCGTTTAAAATATCAAGGTCTTGTAATTCCTCAACCATATTGTCAACATCGACTTCGTTTCCTACAAGTATGGCAACAGCCGGGAGATTATCGTCATAACGCTTGTATATTTCACAAATTCGTTTTGCGATCCATCTGATTTTCTTAGACGAATCATCTGAAATAAAGCAGATTGGCGCTACTTCAGCATCGGACCTCTCCATCTTAGTGTCGTATGGTGCATCTTTTGCCTGATCATCTTTGTAAAGGCATTTAGACATATCCAGCAAAGTAGGTGTCTGTCTATAAGAAACCTTCAACTCAAATACTTTCAAATCAGGGAGAACCTGTTTCTTAAGCTGTTCCCAACTATCTATACCATTATCATTCAAGCCCTGCATAATATCTCCACACAGAGTCAAAGAACTATACTCATAGTATCTAAATGATGCCATGAAATAATAATCAATAATAGAATAGTCAGTTGCCTCGTCAACCATAATAACAGGCTTAGCATTCTCGATATATGCCTTAACATACTTGTTGTTGCGCATAGCTTCAAAGCGCAGCTTTGATTTCTTATAAACCCCCAATATAAGGTTGTTAATAAAACCTACAAGTAGTTCTATCTCTTCCAAATGAAGGCGTTTGTTCTTGTCATTAGCAATAATCTTTTTAAGAAGAGGCAATCTATAGGAAGTTGCTCCAATTTTCACCAGATCCTTACGAAAATCCTTATAGGCTTTTGGTATTTGGTTAAATATATTACTTTCTATGCCTCTACAAGGAAAAGCAAACTTTTTTGAGAACCATTCAAGCTGTCCTAATAATGTCAAGTCCTGTAAATCAACACATTCTTTAATAATTTTGTATAGTTCTGTCTGTCGCTTTGTCAGTTTCTGCTTAGAATCTATTGTTTTAAGACTAAGGTTACGAAGAATAGATTTTGTATGCCTGTTAAGCAAAAGTTTGAAATCTTTTGTAGATATTTCTTCAACCTCCTCTGTTGTATCAACTTCTTCTTCATCATAAGAATCGTCAGTGATACCATCTTCATCCTCATCTTCCCACTTTTCAAAAAGTCTGGTTATTTGTGCAACCATATCTTCATTAGCAGTGACAGCGTTGATAACACGCAATGAAACAAGCCCTTTTTCGTTAGCGAGCAATTTCTCATTTTCCTTAATGACAGAAGATTCATTATCCTTCATGCTATTAAGCAAATTCATAAGTGCGGTAATGTCTTTCACATCCTCCGCCTTTTGGCAGTAAGCCTTGATAGAAACAGCATTCTTGTGCCACGGAAAATCGGAGGTTTGCAACTTAGAAACCTCAACCAATGCCTTTGTCACTTTTTTAACAAGGAAACGCTCAAATTGCGCTATAGCTACTTTCGCATTAACTATCAGCGACTCTTCTCCTTCTGATATTTTATATCGCAGAAAAGGTCCATTAGCATCAGGAACGTTGAGCTTATACGAAGTAAGAATTGAACGGCAGAAAACATCAATAATAGTAGTGTTATTCTCATTAGCCCTCATTCCCTCGTTAGTCATATTAGCTTTCAGGTATGCAAGCAATTCTTTGGTAGGGGAAAAATACAACCATTTGGTATTCCTTGTATGCGGGTCAGTCAAATCTTTTATTTGTTGATCTGTCAACGGTGCATCATATTCTCTAAGAGCAACATCCGAGAGTAAGAAATTGAGACGCTGAATCATTGTGGTAGTCTTGCCGGTGCCAGGACCACCTTCAATTAAGACAGGCACACCATTATACAGGTCGGAGCGTTTCGCTTCTTCCTGTGATGCATCAAGAATATGTTGAGAGCGAAGCTCTGCTTTTTCGCGCGTAAAAGCCTTAGTACGAGCGGATTTTTCATTAAGTTCTGCTTCTTGCTGTTTCAGTTCGTTTAGCTGTCGCTCTTCTTCTTCACGCTGCTTTCTAAGTTTTTCCGCAAGCAATCTTGCCTTTTCTGCCTCCTCTTCTTTTTGTTTACGAACAAGTTCTTCTTTTGAAGCTTTTTCCGCCGCTTCAAAAGCTTTTCGGGTTTCTTCTTGCTTGCGTTTAAGGGTTTCCAACTTTTCAAAAATAGAAACCCTTTCCTTGCGCAACTCTTCCAAAGTCCGGTATCGATATGTATGTCCATCCAAATCGACAATAATTTCCTTCGCCGAATTCACTGTTAGGTTATATTGAGCGCGATTAAAGACTTCTATCTCCATCTTGTTTACGGAGCCAGCCCTACGCCCTTTTAAGTTATTTATGCTATATTCATGCTTACCAGATGAAAACTTGATTAGCATTTCGCCCATTTTGGTATTCTTGCATACAGGTGTGCCATCTTTCCTAAGAGCTATTTGTGCACGATTATTAATATCATTCCATGCGTTGTTTACCAGCCAAAATATCCGATCGCCATTCTGTTCTGGGTATAAAGATGACTTAAACGAGCATGATGCTCTT